CGCGTCCGACCAAATCGAAAATCGATATCGAAACCTCATCGGCAATGGATTGCAAGACCCAGGGCCGCAGCACCCCCGGCGCGTTGAAGTAATCAACCCCATTACCAAGGGACAAGATCATGTCGAACCGACGGAATAAGGGTGGAATTGACGCGCAGACGCCCATACCAATGCACCACGGTAATGGCAAAAACCTGGGGCGACCCTTGCGGGATTTCTCGCAGCCGCAGGCGGATTACTTACCCGGGAGTCCTAGTGGTGGCGAGTTCACAACCCCGGACACCAAGGGCATGGACTACGGTGGCGGTAGCAAAAACTGGCAGAAGTAAGCACCATGCCCAAGATCCAAAAACTGAGCCCCGCGCACCGCGCCGCCCTCCAGCCGTTCATCTCGGCCTGGAACGCATCGCCGCGAGACTTGCGCGAGGGGCTCACTTTCGACGAGTGGGTGCAGAAGACCAGCACTCATCTACTCAAGCCCAAGCAGGTTGTCTGGGTTACCCACCACCTCGCCGGTGGAGTTTTCCGTGGCCAAAGCTAAGCCCAAGGTTGCCGAGGGGCACGTCTCGTCGAATAAACGCCGGGACGACCAAGCCAAGCGCGAGCGCTTCGTTCAAGAGGTGCTGGCCAACGGTGGGAGCCGCCGCGCGGCCGCCATCGCCGTAGGGATCCCGGAGAAGAGCGCCGCCGTCTGGGCCTGCAACCAGATGAAGCACCCGTACGTGAAGCAGCTCTTCGAGGACCACAAGCAGCGCGTGGCCGCCGAGTTAGAAGAGAAGCATGGGTTGACGATCAAGAACGTGTTGGAGGCTCTGCGCCGGCTCGTGATGGCGGACCCCCGTAAGATGTTCAATGCGGACGGCACACTCAAGGCGATTCCTGAGCTCGACGACGTAACAGCTTCGATGGTGAGCTCGTTCGAAGTCACTGAGAACTACGACCGAAACGGTAACATCGCGGTTGGGCGCACCGCAAAAGTGAAATTTTGGGATAAAAATAGCGCCATCGATAAGGCCATGCGACACCTCGGGGCTTTCGAGAAAGAAAATACCCAAAAACAAGTTACGATCAACATTACCGCGAACGACGCCCAGGTGCTATGAGCGAAGATCTCGCCACCCTCGACGAACCTCCTGTACAGGAGGAATTCAAGCTGACCGAAAAGCAGCTTGAGGCGATGGCGTTGATCGGCAGCGAAGCTATACACATCATGCTGGAGGGTGGTAGCCGCAGCGGGAAAACTTTTCTTATCATTCGTACCATCGTCCTGCGCGCGCTGGCCGCGCCCGGGAGCCGGCACGCCGTGCTCAGGTTGCGCTTCAACCATGTGAAGAGCGCGATCGTGCTCGACACGTTCCCCAAGGTGATGAAGCTGTGCTTCCCCGGCGTCATCGCCCACATGGACAAGACCGACTGGTATGCCCAGTTCCCGAACGGCAGCCAGATCTGGTTCGGCGGCCTGGACGATAAAGAGCGCGCCGAGAAGATCCTAGGACAGGAGTACGCTACGATCTTCCTGAGTGAGTGCAGCCAGATCCCCTACGCCTCCCGCAACCTGGTCGTCACGCGCTTAGCGCAAAAGGCTGTGTATGTACAGGACGGCGTCGAGCACGCGCTGCGCCGCAAGATGCTGTATGACTGCAACCCCCCATCCCAAGCCCACTGGACTTACCAGCTCTTCGAGAAGGGTATGGACCCGGTGGACAAGCAGCCCGTCGACCGTAAGCGCCACGCGTCGATGATGATGAATCCGATCGATAATATACAAAACCTGGACCAGGATTACCTGGACTCCCTCGACCGCCTGCCCGCCCGTATGCGCACACGCTTCCGCGATGGCAAGTACGGCGACGTGACGGAAAATGCGCTGTGGACAATCGAAATGATCGATGCCGCGCGCGCGAGCGAAGTTCCCGACATGCAGCGCATCGTGGTCGCCGTCGATCCCTCGGGCTCGGGCGATGAGGATAATTCGGGCAATGACCCGATCGGGATCATGGTCTGCGGTGTCGGTACCGACGGCAAGGGTTACGTGTTGGAGGATCTGACGATCAACACAGGCCCCAAGACCTGGGGCAACGTCGCCACGACTGCGTACGACCGCCACGCGGCCGATTTGATCGTAGGCGAGACGAACTATGGTGGCGAGATGGTCAAGTTCGTGGTCCGGGCCTCCAAGCCCGACGTACCGTTCAAGAAGGTGACGGCGTCGCGAGGCAAGGCGGTTCGCGCTGAGCCGATCGCTTCTCTCACCGAGCAGGGCAAGATCCGGTTCGCTGGCAAGTTCAACGATCTCGAAGACGAGTTGTGCGCGTTCACCACGGGGGGCTATGTCGGCCCGTCGAGCCCGAACCGCGCCGACGCGATGGTCTGGGCATTCAGCGAGCTGTTCCCTGGTATCGTACAGGCTGCGCGTAAGACCTCGAAGGCAAGGCCGATGCAAGCGCGCCCGGTGTCGGGCGGCTCGGCTTGGCTGGGGGTCTGAGATGGCCATGACCTACAACCTTTACCGCTACTGGTCGATCACGCACGGCATGAACGTCGCGCGGATCTCCATGCGCAATGAGCAGCACGACGAGTTGTTTGTGATCGTCCCACAAGAAGGCACAGGAATGCAGAAGCGCGCGTGGCGAACGAAAGGTCTGGAGGCACTGGAAGCGGCAATCGCTACGCGCCAGGAGCCCGGCCCCGTCTATCTTGAGGCAGCATAATGGCCACGAAGAAGAAGCAGGCCACACCAGGCATCGGCATTCCCGCGGGTACCCCGGGCACGATCAAGAACTACTCGACGGCCAACAAGCCACCCGGCGATGCTAAGTCCATGGATGAGAATCTCCAGAATACGCACGGCGAGCAGAAAAAGAAGCGCAACGAGGACGAGCGCAAGAAGCGCGCCGACGACAAGCTGCTCGCCACCGCGCGCAAGCGCTTCAAGCGCTGTCTGGAAGCCGAGGATGAGAACCGGAAAAAGGCGCTGGAGGACTTGAAGTTCAAGGCCGGCGATCAGTGGCCCGCCGACGTCGCGCAGCAGCGCAGTAATGACAAGCGCCCATGCCTGACGATCAATACGATCCCCACGCTCGTGCACCAGGTTTCGAACGACCTGCGCCAGAACCGCCCCGCGATCAACATCTCACCAATGGGCGGCGTATCGGACAAAGAGGGTGCTCTGGCGTTCGCCGGCATGATCAACGCGATCGAGCGCGACTGCCAAGCCGATATTGCCTACGACACTGCGATCACCTCTGCGGTGGACATCGGCTTCGGCTATTGCCGTATCCTGACTGAGTATGAAAAAGAGAATAGCTTCGATCAGGTGATCGTGATCCAGCGCATCCGCAACGCTTTCCGCGTGTACTTGGACCCCGAGCGCCAGGAGCCGGACGGCTCGGATGCCAAGTACGCATTCATCAGCGACCTTCTAGCACGCGACGAGTACGAAGAGAAGTACCCGAATGCCAGCATCTTGGGCTGGACCGAGCGCGGCTCGGGCGACGACCTCCAGCAATGGATTCAGAAGGATTTCGTGCGCATCGCCGAGTACTTCACGGTTGAGCATGAGATGAAGCGCTTGGTGCAGCTCTCCACAGGCCACGAGGGCTTCTACGACGACCTCGACCCTGAGATCAAGGCTGACATCACCGACGGTAAGATCGAGATCCTGGACGAGCGTATGAGCGAGGTTCAGACCGTCATGTGGCGCAAGATCACGGCCTTGGAGGTGCTGGAAGAGCAGAAGTGGCAAAGCCGCTGGATCCCGATCATCGAGTTTCTCGGCGAAGAGATCGATGTGCAGGGCAAAGTGCTGCGCAGCGGCATGATTCGCAACGTGAAAGATGCCCAGCGTATGAAAAACTACTGGGCCACGGCCAAGACCGAGATGGTGGCGCTCGCCCCCAAGGCGCCGTGGGTCATGGCCGAAGGGCAGAAAGAAGGCCATGAATACGAGTGGGAGAACGCCCATATCAAGACCTTCACCACGCTGGAGTACAACCCAATATCTCTCGAAGGCGTACCGATTGGTCCCCCGCAGCGCCAGCCGATGGTGGGGATCCCCCAAGGTATCGTCCAGGCCGAGCAATCGAGCCAGCAGGACATGATGGCCACAACTGGCGTGCGATTTGACGCGACCGCGCAGGACCGGCTTTATGACGAGTCAGGCAAGGCGCTGAAGGAAATTCGCCGCAACGTCGACATTGGCTCGTATCATTTTATGGACAACGCCTGTCGTTCGCTGCGCCACATCGGTCGGATACTTGTGGATATGATTCCGAAAGTCTATGATCGCAAACGAGTGGTTACGATCCTGCGTGAGGATGGTAGCGAAGATCGTGTGACGTTGGACCCGGAAGGCGGCAAGCCGATGCAACATCAGCCCCAAAACAAGAACGTAGCCGAGCGCCTGATATTCGACCCGAGCATCGGGGAGTATGGCGTCACCGTTACGATTGGGCCGTCCTACGCGACCAAGCGCATCGAAGCATCCGAACAACTCATGAATTTCGCCAAGGCGTTGCCGCAACAAGGCGCCTTGATCGCGCACCTGATCGCTAAGTACAGCGACTGGCCGGGCGCCGACGAGGCGTACAAGATTTTGGTCAAGGCGCTGCCGCCGCAATTGCTGGCACCGGACCCCCGAGACCTCCCGCCGCAGATCGCCGGCTTCGTCAAGGCGCTCACCTCTCAGGTCGCGCAGTTGGCCGCTGAGCGGATCCAGATGTTGAAGGACCTCACAGATCAGCGCGGCGATCGCGCGATCAAGCAGCAAAAAATCGATAGGGATTTCGAGGCTAAGATCATGAAAGTCATGGTCGATGCCAAGACGAAGATGGTGCAGATCGGGGCCGAGGACGTGCGCAACGCCGTCGCCCTGACTGACCAGACGCGCCCAGCTTTACCAGACAGTGCATCACAGGGTGGCGTGGCGCCAGGAGCGCCAGCCATGCCGGGGAATCCAGCAGCGTTGCCGGTGTCCCCCGTAACCCAACCAGGATTTCAGTAACCGCATCCGGGACGGATTCCCGGCAACCCAGCCTGCATGGCGCGATGTGCTTGGCCGCACACCGTGAGCGCGCAGGTCTTGGAGAAGAGCCATGAGTGATGTAACAGGTGAAATCGTCGATCCGGCTGGCAGTGCAGTAGAGACTGAGCTTCCGGTAGAGACAGTAGAACAACCGGTCGTTGTCGAGCCGGTCGAAGGTGAAGTCGCAGCCCCCGTAGAGCCGAGCGCTGAGCCCGTCGATAAGGTCAAGGTTCGGTTTAGTGAGATTACGAAGGAGCGGGATGCCGAGCGCCAAGCGCGTCAGGAATCGGACCGCAACTTACGGATCGCACTGGAGGCGCTGGAGCGCGCAGCACCGAAGCCGGTGCCGGTAGTCGAGAAGCCAGTGGTGGAAGATGTGGCACCGACGCCGCCAGCGTTTGAGGACCCGGAGCAGTACCAGCGCGATATGGCTGTGTACACGCAACAGGTTACCGAGCGCGCGGTGAAGTTGGGGCTGAAGCAGGCGCAGGAGGCAGGGGCGCAGGAAGCGGCGCAGCGTGCGGCAACGCAGCAGCAGGCGAAGGTCATCACGGATTACCAGACCCGTCGACAGCAATTGATGCTGGAGGCGCCTGATTTCACCGAGGTGGCCGAGAACCCAGCGCTGCATGTGACGACGACGATGGCGAGCGCAATTGCGCTGGATGACAAAGGGCCGCAATTGCTCTACCACCTTGGGAAAAACCCTGAGTTGGCCGACAAGATCGCCCAGATGTCGCCGCACCAGCAGTTGGTGGAGTTGGGGGTGTTGAAGGCCACGGCCTTGGCGCCCAAAGCGCCGCGCGTGAGCCAAGCGCCGCCGCCGATCAAGCCCTTGACTGGGAATGGATCGGCGGCCACGCGCAGCGACGAAGAGCTTTCGATGGAAGAGTACGCAGCAAAACGCAACGGCAGTAGAAAAACTTAACCGCGGTCGGACGGTATAAGCCCGGCCGCAATTCAAGGAGCTTAGCACCATGAGCAATAACAACGTCCTCACCCCCTCCATCATTTCGAAGGAGACGCTGGTGATCCTGGAGAACAACCTGGTCGCGGCCGGCAAGGTTAATCGCCAATTTGAAAACCAATTCGTGAAAATTGGCTCGACGCTCACCGTGCGTAAGCCGAACCAGTTCACGGTCACCTCGGGTCCGGGTCTCTCGATTCAGGACGTTGTGGAGCCGTCGACCAGTATCACGATCAGCAACCAAAAGCACGTCGACTTCCAGTTTTCGAACCAGGAGTTGACCCTGGTGATCGAGGAATTCTCGGAGCGTTACCTCAAGCCGGCAGCCTCGCAGCTCGCCAACCAGTTGGACTTCGACATTCTCGGCAACTTCGTGACGCTGTTCAACGAAGTGGGCACCCCGGGCACGGTACCGAGCACGTTCGCGAACTCGGTGGCTCTGATCGGTCGGCGCATGGATGAAGGCGCCATGCCCCAGGATGATCGCACCTTGATCTTGAACCCAGCCGCTTACTGGTCGATCGCTTCGGGCCTGACCGGCTTGTTCGTGAACTCGGTCGCGGAACCCGCTTTGAAGGGCTTCTTGGCCAAGATCGCCAACTTGTCGATCTACGAAGATGCGAACATCCAGGTCCAGACCGTGGGCAACTACTCGGGCTCGGGCGTGATTAACGGCGCCGCGCAGACCGGCTCCGCGCTCGTGACGAACGGCTGGGGCGCAAGCGTCACCGGCCTACTGAACATTGGGGACGTTTTCACGGTCGCCGGCGTGTTCGCCATCAACCCGCGCAACCGTCAGTCGACCGGCGTGCTGCAAGACTTCGTGGTTCTGAGCACCGTGAATACGGATGGCAGCGGCAACGCCACCATCTCCGTGTACCCGGCACTGACCACGAGCGGGGCTTACCAGACCGTCAACGCGTCTCCGGCAAACGGCGCCGCGATCACGGTTCTGGGCTCGGCGAATACCGCCTACGCTCAGAACGTGGCCTTCACGAAGGACTGCTTCGGCTTGGTGACGGTACCGCTGGAACTGCCCGAAGGCGTCGACTTCAAGGCGCGTCAGGAATACAAAGGCATCTCGATGGCGATCATCCGGGCCTTTGATATACAGAATTACGTATTCCCTACGCGCATCGATATTCTCTACGGAACCACGACCTACTACCCCGAGTTGGGTGTGAGATTGACAAATTGATTCCAACTTGAATATAATGGAGACTCTTTCAAGGGGGTTTCCATGACGAGCAAAATCTGTAGTCGGTGCAAGGTAGAGAAGGATCGCGAAGTTGGGTTTGGGCGGGACAGCCGCAGCAAAGACACATACATGGGCATTTGCAAAGCATGTAAAGTCCTAGACGAGCGGAAACGCCGAGAGGATCCGGAGCACCGAAAAGACTCAAATGAACGAAGGATGAAGTGGCACTACGAAAACTACACCATGAAACGATATGGGCTTTCGAATGTGGAATTCGAGGCTATGGTCGCAAAACAGGGTGGGGTCTGCGCGATATGCAATAGCGGAGATCCGGGTAGAAGCGGAAAGCACTCAGGGTCTAGGTGGAATGTAGACCACTGCCACAGCACCGGCAGAGTACGGGGGCTGCTATGCCATAAATGCAACGTATCTTTGGGGCACTACGAACGCTTGGAAAAAGAAGTA